ACCTTTGGCAAGTGGTCTGTCACAGGAACTTCTGGCAACGTCGTTACCCTAACGGGTACAGGAACTTCTCACGTTCTCGCTGGTGCAGCAACTTCAGGCATTGACTACTTGGCAATGGGCAGCATTGGTTTTGACGCTACCTCTCCCGGTGAGTTCTACGCTGGTGCCAACTCCACAGGAACGGCTTCTGCGCCTGTCTATAGGACTGCTACACCCTCAGCAACCACACGCTACTGGGTGGGTGGCACAGGCACATGGGATGCCACAACCACAACTAACTGGTCAACATCTTCGGGTGGTGCAGGTGGCGCAAGCGTACCGACAAGTTTAGATGCGGTGGTGTTTAATACGTCATCGTCCACGGCAAATGCCGCTTATACGGTAACCATCGGAACCGGAGCCAATGTCCGCGCCGCAGCCATAACAATGGGTGGGCCAGGATCAGGCAATAAAATCACTTGGGCAGGCTCAGGCAACATGATCCTGCATGGTAGTTTTAACCTGACTGCGGGTACGGCAGGCTGCACAAGGACGTTTACCGGAGGTATTACTTGGTCGGGATCAACGTCTGGCAAAACCTTTAACAGCAACGGCGTGACGCTAGCCTCGGCAATTACCGTAAATGGCGTAAGCGCAGAATGGACGCTAGCGGCGGCGTTGGACATTGGATCGTCAACTTTGACGGTGACGAACGGCTTGATTGATTTTGATACTTACAACCTAACTGCTGGATCAATATCAAGTAATAACGCAAACATAAGAACGATTGATTTTGGCACGGGAACGGCAACCTTATCGGGGTCAACACCGTTTACAGCGGGAACAGCAGAATCAAATAGATCGTCGCTGACAGTTACGGCAAGTACATCACAGATCAATTGCTCTGGAGCAAACGCGGCGTTTTCAGGTAATAACCAATCTTTCTACAACGTCTCATTCACTAGCACATCAGCAGGGGCGGTTACGCTAAATGGCGTAAACACATTTAATAATTTATCGTTTACTGGAATCACTGCCGCTGGCTTAAGATTTGTGTCGGTAACAGCCAACCAAACCATCAACGGCACACTGACGCTATCCGCTGGCACCAACGCCACAATGCGGACGTTTGTGCGCTCAGACACCATCGGCACAACACGCACCCTCACTTGTGCGGCGGCGTCTCTTACAGATGTAGACTTCCGTGACATCACCATTGCCGGTGCAGCGGCTCCTGCGTCGGGTACAAGACTTGGTGACTGTAAAGGTAACTCAGGCATTACCTTCGGCGCGGGGGCTAATAAGTATTGGAACCTTGCTGGCAGCAACAATTGGTCAGCAACGGGATGGGCAACATCATCCGGCGGTAGCCCATCAGCAAACAACTTCCCACTCGCGCAAGACACTTGCATCTTTGAGTCAACAAGTCCGGGATCAGGAACAACGACGACCATTGACCAAAGCTACAACATCGGCACAATTAACATGTCTGCCCGTACGAGTAACACAATGACGCTGGCAACAGGGTCAACAACACCAACAATCTACGGCAACTGGGTCAACGGTACTGGCACTACGCTGACGGGTACTGGTACCATGACTTTTGCAGGGCGTGGCAGTCAGACGATAACAAGTGCTGGGAAGACGTTTACGCAGCCGTTTACGATTAACACTCCGGGCGGCTCAGTGACGTTGCAAGATGCGTTTTCGTCAAGCAACAACTTTACTGTTGTTTCCGGTACATTTGATGCAGCCTCTTACAACTTTTCAATGACGGGCGCTTCCGCGACATTTTTGGGGAACTCCGGCACATCCAAAACAATTGCAATTGGCGCTGGTACTTGGACGTTAGCGGGGAGTAGCACCGTTTGGAACGGAGGCATTCCCGCAAATACAACGATCACAGGAACAGGCACAATCAGCCTCACATCTGCATCTGCAAAGACCTTTACTGGCGGTGGCATCTCCTACTCCGGCATCACGCTTGATAACAACGGCGCAGGCACTCTGACTATCTCTGGCAACAACACCTTCAAGGACATTACCAACACCTATAAAGGCACAGGTGCTGCAACAATTAATATTGGCACAACCACACAAACGGTTACGCAATGGACAGGTGCCGGTGAATCAGGACGGGTGTTAACCGTAACAGGAACCTCGGCATCGTCACCGGGAACCTTAGTCTTATCCGGCGCAACAGATCCAAACGTTGACTATCTTACGATCACAGGCGTCAGAGCCTACAACCTAACCGACACTTGGTATGCCGGTGCAAACTCAACAAACAATGGTTCACTGGGTTGGTATTTTGAAGTGGCGCCAACACCAGCAGGCGCAACAGGGAACTTCTTTTTAATTTTTGCGTAGATAATCATGTCAGAACTTAAACAAATCCCAGAAGTAGAGGCCCGTTTAGATACGCATGAGCAAATCTGCGCGGAACGGTATAAGGGCATTCAACAGTCATTTGAACGGGTTGATGAGCGCTTCCAAGACGGTTCACAAAAGTTTAAACGTCTTGAGTACATACTCTATGCAGTCATGGCAGCGGTACTCCTTGGACCAGGAGCGGCGGCTGCGTTCTTCAAAAAACTGATAGGCCTGTAATGTTTGATCTTCTATCCGGTGGTTTGCTAGGCTCTATCTTCGGTGGCCTGTTCAGGCTTGCACCAGAAGTGCTGAAGTTCTTAGATAAGAAGAATGAACGCGCTCATGAGTTGAATATGTTCCAACTCCAGACTGATCTGGAGAAACTGCGTGGCGAATTCCGAGTGGAGGAAAAATATGTGGATTACTCTATCCAACAATTGGATTCCATCAAAGAGGCCTTTAAGGAGCAAGCTGAAACGGCAAAGGCTGCTGGCTGGTTTGTGGCTGGAATATCTGCTCTTGTACGTCCCGGCATCACTTGGTGTTTATTTTTCATGTACGCGACGGTCAAGGCAGCAGCGCTTGTACTGGCGTTTAAAACGGGCGCGAACTGGACAGAAGTCGTAACGCAAGTCTGGGATGAGGACGATTTTGGAGTATTTACCATGTGCCTCACATTCTGGTTTGTTGGTCGCAGCATAGAAAAGTATCAGAAGTCGTGAATGAAGAGGCAAAAGCGCTAGCAAAAGATGTACTCATCAAGCCTTTTGAAGGGCTGGCTAGGCTTCTGCCTGATGGAACCGTAACCTCTTATCCCGACCCCGGAACCAAAGGACATCCTTGGACAATTGGCTGGGGCGCAACCGGCCCTGATATTCAACCAGGAACCATTTGGACGATGGAGCAGTGTGAGGATGCCTTAGATCATCACATTGAATACTTTTATGCAGGTGTTTGCAAACTTAGTCCGACGTTTCCAAATGCTTACCCCAGACGCATTGCTGCAACAGTAAGCTGGGTCTACAATTGCGGATTAGGAAACTACAGGATTTCCACGTTTAAACGACGTGTTGACGCGGGAGATTGGGATGGGGCAGCTACCGAATGCGTTAAATGGAACAAAGCCGCAGGTCGCATCCTCCCCGGACTTACCCGCCGCCGTGCGGCTGAAGCTGCATTGATGAGGTGATCCGTGCCATTAACCAAAATTCTTTATAAACCTGGAGTTAACCGAGAAAACACGCGGTATACCACCGAGGGCGGTTGGTACGCATCAGACAAAATACGTTTTCGCCAAGGCACTCCAGAGAAGATTGGTGGCTGGGCAAGAATATCTACCAATACATTTTTAGGTGTATGTCGTTCTCTATGGAACTGGGTGACGCTCAACACAGAAAATTTGATGGGTGTAGGCACCAACCAGAAATACTACATAGAACGCGGTGGTTTATACAATGATATTACGCCTATCAAGACAAGGAATTACACAGCATCTTTAACAAATCCTTTTGATACGACAAACACATCAACAACCGTTACGGTTAACGATACGGCTCATGGCGCTCAGGTAGGAGATTTGGTTTATTTCTCAGGGGCTAGTGCAGTCGGTGGGATACCAGCAGAAGAACTTAACACGCGCCATGTCATAGCAACCGTGGTTGGCGCAAACGCTTATACGATTGTTGTGACCACAGCAGCAACATCTACCGTGACAGGTGGTGGCGGTACCGTATCTGCTGAATACTTTATCAATACCTACCAATTAGGCGCTAACCCATTTGCCACAACAAATGGTTCTCCTACAGTTGTTGTAACCGCAGCTTCTCATGGCGCCATCACGGGAGACTTTGTAACCTTTAGTGGCGCAACAGCAGTTGCTGGGTTAACTCTTAACAACGAATACAAAATCACGGTTATTAATAGTGGTTCTTATTCAATCACAGCGTCAAGCAATGCCAATGCCACAACCACAGGCGGTGGTTCAAGCGTACTAGCGTCTTATCAAATAAGTATTGGTCCTGAAATACAAATTGCTACATCAGGGTGGGGTTCGGGAAGATGGGGTATATCGTCTTGGGGTGGATCGGTTGTAAGTTATGACGCACTAAGAATATGGTCTGCTAATAATTGGGGTGAGGATTTGGTCTATGGACCTAGAGGCGGGAATATTTATTACTGGGATGCGTCAACATCCGTGACAACCCGTGGCGTTGCGATTGAAACGCTTCCTGGAGCCATTGATCCCCCAATCGTGCAGAATTTTATTTTTGTTTCTGATACTTACCGATTTGTTATTTGCTTTGGATGTAACGATGTCGGTTCAGCTATACAAGACCCCATGTTAGTACGTTGGTCTGACCAAGAATCAGTAACAGATTGGGGGCCAACAGCAGCTAATCAGGCGGGGTCAATTAGGTTATCTCATGGGTCACAAATCATTACGGCAATACAAACCCGACAGGAAATTTTTGTATTGACAGATAGTTCAGCTTATTCCTTACAGTATCTTGGGGCGCCATTGGTTTGGGGGTCTCAATTACTTGCTGACAACCTTTCAATCATGGGGCCAAATGCTATTGCATTAGGTTCAGGCATTGTGTATTGGATGGGGAAGGATAAGTTTTATTCTTATTCCGGGCGCGTCCAAACACTTAACTGCGACTTAAGAAAATATATCTTTAATGATATTAATCTGACGCAGAACCAACAAGTTTTTGCAGGGACCAACGAAGGATTTAATGAAATATGGTGGTTTTATTGTTCCAGTTCATCCACAACAATAGACCGATATGTTGTGTTTAATTATGTTGAAACCATCTGGCATTACGGTACTTTAGCAAGAACAGCTTGGATTGACGTTGGTTTGCGTGATTACCCCCAGGCGGCGACTTATTCATACAATCTTGTTAATCATGAGTACGGTAATGATGACAACGAAACAGCAACAGTATTGCCAATAAACGCATACATAGAATCAGCAGAGTTTGATATTCAAGACGGTCATAACTTAGGATTTGTTTACAGAATTGTTCCGGACATTACATTTTCTGGGTCTAGTACTTCAAACCCCTCGGTCACCATGACGCTGATACCGATGATGAACTCAGGGTCTGGATTTAATAATCCTCAATCATTAGCCGGATCAAGCTCGGCGGCTGTCACAAGAACAGCAACTGTACCTATAGAACAATTTACGGGGCAGGTTT